GTGTATTTGCTAAGCTCAGACCTAGTACCCCTCGACCTTGACGCGGTCGTTGTAAGACATGTGGGTGTTCCAGGTGGCGCGTGACGCGCTCGCAAAGTACACGTTGGTAGCATGGGTTCTCTTGGGACTCATTGTTGCGTATTCGTACGAGCACGGTATTCGCAATCTCGTGTTGGACCTGGCCGCATTGATCGTCCACCGGGACGTATCGTTCTTCACCGCTCTCACCGTGATCAGCACAACGGTGATCGTAGCGTGGATGATAGCGAGCGTCCTGGCAGTCAACTACGCCGCAGAGAAGGAAACCATGGAGATGGTCAAGGCATTCGAGCAAGATGCCCTGAACGTCAATGAACCGGCAACCGTCTATGCTGGCCGAAGAACCAGAAGAGCACCACTCTTGTTTAGCATCGTCGCAGAACTGAAAACCATAATCCCCGGAAGGGAAGCCGATGAAGTGACGAAGCTGGTGGTAGCCGCGGAGGCGAAGCGGATAGTGGATAGGCTGAAGAAGACAACGCACAAGGACCTGCGTCTACAGCACATGCTACAACTCCACAACGCCGCCCGCGCACTCTTCTTTGTCCCCACCGAAGACGATGAGCTTACGGAGCAGATTATCAACTCCTACACGGCCCGGTTCCGCCGCAAGCGAATCAGAGGTGATGCGCCGGATTTTCAAGAAGTCCTGATCAGAGCGTGGCTGTCGACTCAACAATACCTGATGAGCTACGACTGGCGGCGGGTTGGTACAACAGTGCTGACCCGGTGCTCGTCACAGTTCCAGAGAGTTACAGCTTCTGGGCCACTCAGTTCAGGAACCGGCGCAAACCACAACGAAACATCTCGCGATACTTCGGAACGACAGCCTCTGTTAAGTACTCGGTCTACGGATCGAGTCTAGACACGCTGCTCCGAGGATTTTTCGCCCGGGTGTGTGTAAGCAAGTACAGCAGTGAGGATGGGGAGTTGGTTCCCCCCAAACTACCTGCTGATGGTGCGGTTGAGTCGGTTATGAGACCGTTTACAAAGGAGTTGAGGAAGAGAAGCTTTGCGGTCACGCCTTGGACCTACGAGAAATACGTAGAGACCAGGCCTCGCAACAAAGTTATCTACCAAAACGCCCTACAACGCCTCCGCCGACGAGGGTTGCAACCCAATGACGGCAAACTTCGGGTCTTTATTAAGGCCGAGAAGACAGCCAACCCGGATGGCGACCCACGTATCATTTCTCCCCGGAATCCTTGCTTCAACATCGTTGTGGGTTCTTTTATACTCCCACTTGAGCACATTTTATACAACAAGATAACACGCATGTTTGGATCCCCGACGGTGATGAAGGGATTCAACGCCAAACAGTCCGGAAACATCATCCACAACAAATGGCAGGACTTGGCGGCGCCGGTAGCCATTGGCTTCGACGTACACCGTATGGACCAACATGTTTCCACCCACCTTTTGCACTGGGAGCACCATATGTACAAGTTGTTTCAAATGCCAAGTAGTGTTGCACGAGCACTCAAAAGTCAGATCGTGAATGAAGGGACTGGGTACGCCTGGGACGGCAAACTCAAGTTCAAGATACAAGGTCGGAGAGCGTCGGGAGACGTGAACACAGGGTTGGGCAACTGCCTGATCATGTGCTCCGCAGTCTGGAGTGCCATGCACGGCGCCACTTACAAGTGGCACCTAGCAAACAATGGCGACGACTGCGTCTTCTTCGTGGACCGTTGGAACTGGCCAGACGCCGAAACCCGCCTGAAGAAAACCCTGGCAACATTATGCCTACCCACAGAGTTCGAGACTCCGGTCGAAGAGCTCGAACGGGTGGTATTCTGTCAAACACAGCCAGTATTTGACGGCGAGGACTGGATTATGGTTCGGGACCCACGGACCGCGATTGACAAGGACTCGTGCACATTGAAACCCCTCCCTTCCAAGAAAGCGTGGAACACCTACCGAAACAGCAACAGTGTCTGTGGGCTAGCCGCCTACGGCCACATGCCAGTCTACAAGGAGTTTTACGCCGCACTTGGTAGGGGCGCGGGGACGCGTGTCGACCGGGACACAGTTGAGGACGGTTTGAAGAGGCTGTCCAAGGGGATGAAGAACCAGGCGCGGCCGATTTCGGTCGCAGCACGAGTGTCGTTTTACAAGGCATTCGGCATCGTCCCGTCAAACCAGCTGTGCCTCGAGAGGCATTACGCCAGGTTCGCACCTGTGTGGCGGACACCGCGTAAGGGAGGGATGAGCGTACCTGAAGGAGTAGTCAGGGCGCTAATGGGGTGTGAGTGTTAATTGCCCAAAACGGTTTGCTCCTAAGCTGTAAAATTCCGTGCCAAGCCGCTACCAACGGCGGAGTGCCAAGAGACTGCACGGGCAAGGGCTACCCGCCCTCACTCACATGTACAGTCCACGAACCCTTGACGTGGATCCCATATTTCAAGACAATTCCCAGAGATATCTAGAAAAGGAAAGACATGACACTCGCTCAGCAGAAGAAGATCGAAGAGCTCCAGAAGCAGGTCTCGCAGGAGAAGAAGGCCAACAAGAAGAAGAAGG